TCTTGCCCTGTTTGTAGGCTGTCATCTGACTGTCCACTACTTTCATGAACGGGATTGGGCCGGGTGCTTTGTCGCTGATCCCCCTCACGTCGCTCCAGTGCCCACCCACACCGCCGCCCTTTACGGAAAGCCATGCTACGTCACCAATATGTTCAATAAGAGAATCAAGATTGTCGCCCACGTAAGTAAGGAGACAACTAATAGGCAAGCCCCGATTGTTTCGTGCATTGTCAGGTGCGTTTGAAAGCACAGGCGACGCAAACATAAACCAACCTTTTGAAGCGTAGTCGTATATACGTTGTGCCAAGTCAAGGTCATCATTGCAATAAGCCACTGAAGCACGTGCAAAGGCTTGCTGAGGACTTTCTTCATGCTCGTACATATAGTAATCCCGCATGAGTGTAACTGCTTGCTCACTGAGGCGACTGTCTCTTTCATAATCAATCGTTATCCCAAGGTGTTGTGTCATCGAAATCTAACTCCAGTGCGTTTTGTTTTTCTTCGATCAGGTCAATACACCTGTCAACCAAGTCTTCTGATGTCAGCTCCAAAGTTTCCACTAGAGTGACTTCATCTAACTGCTTGAGTTTCTCCTTTAATTCTTCAAGTGTGAACATAATATTTTACCACACTTCTATCAATTTGTCAAGGTAATGTTTGCACTTTTGCAAGTCAAGCACACCTCCTTTATCTTGAAATCGAGCTATGTATTTGATTACATTGCCCATCAAGAATCCCTTGAACTGTTCCTCAGTCATCCATGCTTGCATAGCGTCCCAAGGTTGTATGTCTTTGTTGGTATAATGGTTACCACCAAGTTGATACTCACGGGCCATTTCGTGTAAATCAGGCATACTTTTCCCTCAAGTAATTGATAGACACTGGCATCTCATCAAATGCTCCGTCTTGTACTTCGTGAAGCATCCATATACCAGACCATGATCCATTGGTTTGTGGGTTCAAGTAGTCCTCATCATGTTGATAGAAGATACCTGCAAACAATCCAGTGATGCGTTTACCATCTGCACGTTTTGCAAAACTTATCTGCCTATCTTGGACATGTCCCATCACACAGCTCATATGCTGTTTAGTCAATAGCGCATTAGAAGAACTTACTGGTCTTCCCATGACACCAGAAACAAAGTAATGGCTATAACAAACGCCATCAATAACCACTGGTTGTAAGAAATCATGTACTTCCCACCCCATTTCTTTCAGATATAAGTCATCAAAAGACATCAGCCCTTCTAACTTTGGGTCTGCGTTGATTGCTCTAGCAATGCGATACTCATGGTTGCCTAGTGTAAACACCATGCGAGGATTCCACTGCTTATGTTTGTTGCGAGCAAGTCTTTTCTGTTCCTTCTTAATTGGAGCAAGGAACGCTTGCATTGCGTCGATTCCTGAATTGATATCGTTGATGTAGCGTCTACCTTCAAATGACTTTTTACCTACGTCGTAAGTTGACAACGATGGTAAATCAAAGTGATCTCCGATATGCACAATTACATCAGGCTTCTTCTCTACTGCATATTGTCCTGCCCATGTCAAGTGATCTGTACGGTGTCCCGGCTTCACTTGTGTATCAGGTATGACCATGTGCTTCATTTCTGATTCCTCAGTAGTTCAAAGAAATGTTCTGCGTCTACGACTGCGAGGGGCTTTCGTCTGTTTTCTTTAACAATGACAAGCGGCTGTGCATCGCCTCGATTGTTGCACTGGTCAACAAAACGATAGACTCCAACTCTCGCAAGCGACTTGCATTCGACATCATACGAGAAAGACTGGCGAGCCAGAGGGCTAAGTTGAACATCACTGCCACTAACACCCATACTGGTTGATCTAACATCATCACTTTCCAGATGTGGATACGTCGTCAGAATCTGCTCCGCTGCCCACTGTTGTAGCTTCCGTCCCTTCGCTTTCGCACTCTGTGTTTTCATGTGGAGGTTTCCATAACTGATTAGGATAGCGTTGAAGGAACAGCAAGCGTCCATTCTCGACTGCTCTTTCAACACTGCCTAACTTCTCTACGCAAATGTCAAACATCTCCTGTTCTGATTTGCCTTCCAATAGCTTCCTCGCTTTGACAGGGCCGATACCGTCAACACCAATGATGTTGTCGATTCTGTCTCCAACAAGGAATTGCATATAAAAGTTAAGCAACCCTTCCTCTGGTTTGATGTAGTACTTGTTCTTCTTTACAAAGTTGTAGTGCCATCCCTGCACTTGGTCAAAGTCTTTGTCAAGAGAAACAATGATAGATTCGTCACCTAGTGAGGTTGCCGCAATAGCGATCTCATCATCAGCTTCGTTACCATCAGACACTACACCATTCCATGAGGCAACAAGGTAGTCCCGCAAGAGTTGGATATGGATAGGTTTATCCTTCTTACGGTTTCCCTTATACTTCTCAGTGACGGCTATTTCGTTGCGAAAATTGGTCTTACCAGTTAGATAAGTTGTCCAATCACTACAATCAAGATCATGCATCAACATGTCCTCTAAGAATGAAGCCATCGTAGTGATAGCAACACTCTCAGTTTCTTCATTGGTTGCAAAACCTATGCGGTAGCACAAGATGTCACCGTCAATCAGAGCTTTCACAGTGTGTCGCTTGATTCCACTAAATCAGAAACATCAACACCGCCACCAGTGTACTCTTGAAGATCAGTCACTACCATCTTCACGATACCTAGAGAGATACCCTTCTGACCTGTTGGTGATTTCCAACCGTATGGTTTAACCATCAGATTAGCTCGTGATCCGTTACCTACTTTAGTCTCAGCAGGAATCACATCTCCATTCTTATCGTATGGTTTGATCTCATACTTCGATGACTTACAAGTTACAAAAGCATTGCGCTCATCTTGCTTGTTACGAATGGATACACCTGACTCTTCGATCTTTGCGATCTGGTCATCAGTAAGGTTTGCCAAGTCAACCTGAAACTTATTGCTAAGTTGATTGCGCTCATAGAGAAATGGCCAGTACAGTTCCACGTTCTCTAATTTAAATACTTCACTCATTACTTTTCTCCTTAAGGAAGCAGAGCATATATTATAACACACATTGCTAGTGCGTGTCAAACCAATTGTTGCCTATCTTTGCCTCAGCGTCAACAGGACACCGAAACCCCAACACCTCACCCGCCTTGCGAGCAGAGGCCATCATAATTGAAGCAACGTCTTCGCCATAGCGTTTCGCTGTTTCAATCTGAATCTCATCATGCACGAATGCAACCTGCCGTACTGGTGTTCTTTGATGCTTAAAGGTCTGGTGCGCTTCGATACACCATTGCTTTGCAATAATAGCCCCGCAACCTTGAAGGAGGCTGTTGAGTGCGGCGTGCTCAGATCGAACAATGATTCTTCTACCATCCAACCCCGGCACGTACCCTTTGCTTGCCACTTTCTTAACCTTTTCCATAAGCCTTGATAGCGCAGGGGTGTTAGCATAAAAGCGAGACAACACTTCTTGCCCTTCTTTCGCACCGCCCCCGACAATACTACCAATTTTACTTGGCCCTGCTCCGTATAAGGTAGCATAGATAAGAGTCTTAGCTTGCGGTCTTGTAATACCTGCGGCATCTGCGTTCTTCTGATGGATGTCACCATTCAACAACTCCTCTGTCCAGTCATCATCCTGCATGTAATGTGCAAGACAACGTAGCTCGATACCTGCAAGGTCAGTACCAACCAGTACATTACCATCATCGACAGTCCATAACTTACGACAGTCACTACCATACTCACTGTTGACACTAGGGATTTGTCCCATGTTTGGTTTCTGATGCGTCATGCGTCCAGTCACAGCACCGTTAGTAATCACTCGTCCATGTACCCTACCGTCGTCCTTGACGCTCTCAATCCATGAGTCCAGTAGACCAACACGTTTCTGTAACATCAAATACTCAGCGATCAATTGTGCTTCAGGTAGATCAATCTCTTTGAGTGTACCTTCGTCAACTATGATATTACCTTTCTCAGTTTTCTTAGTAAACTTGACACCACGGTCTTGAAGCCTTTGTGCGATTTGTTGTCTTGACCCCACATTGAATACGGTAACCCCGTCTTTGAGTCTCTTGCCTGTCTTCTCTGACCAACGCTCTTCCACAATCGGAGGAAATATATTTTGCAAGTGGTCAGCAATAAAAGACATTCGATCCTTAAGTTGAGCCAATAAAGCGACAGCTTCTTGTAGATTGAGTTTGAATCCATTGTCTTCCTGCCTCTTCATAATGTAAGCAATGTTGTGTTCAAGTTCTAAAGATTGTAATTGATCTTTAAGTTCTCTGCTGAGTTTGTCGTACAGAGACACTGTTACTTCAACATCTTGCATACAGTAATCAGCCATCTCTTCTGTCAATCCACCGTCAAAGTCGGTGAAGTCATCTTTGAAATTACCAAGACGTTCACCCCACGCACGTAGGCTATGCCCACCATCAAGCTGTGGATTCAATAGCCTTGACATGACCAGAGTGTCACGAACTTTAGAGAGGGGAATCTTTACTCCCCAAACCCGTGACAGCACTGGCCCGTCAAACCCGATGATGTTATGTCCTACTACTTCATCAGCCTTATCAATCAAGGACTGTACATGCTTGGCATCTGTGTACACAGAAGTGTAACCATCGTAGTTACACCCACAACACCATATCGTATCGTGTGCGAGGTTGGTCTCAATGTCGAGTACCAATACCTTCATTACAAATCCCTAAAGTTTTCTTGAGTCCATTTACCGTTCATAGTTCTTCCTCATCAATCTCTTTCATGCGTCCGGTACTATGGGTATACAGAAGGCTACAAGCAGGGCCAGTTATCCCTGAAAAACGGTTCTTAAGCACCCTCACGCGGGTAGTGTTCCGTTCTTGTTCGTCCTCTGCCTGACCATTCCGTTCCAATCCTATCACCATATCACTGAGCTGTGCAATAGAGCCTGAGCCCCGTAACTGAGCCAGTGACGTAGCCGCACCTTCCTCGTGTCCCTTGGAGTCAGGACGTTTGAGGTGTGACACCACGATCAAGGCAATACCAGTCTCTTGTACTAACATGCGTAGTTTGGTCATAATCTCATCAATTGCTTTACGCTCGTCGCCTGATGCCTGAGCGGAAACAACGATACTGATGTGGTCTAGGAATATATACTTACAGCCTAGCCCCTTCGACAAGTAACGCACCCGGTTGATGATATTATCAACGCTTGTACTACCAAAGTGATCGAACAGGTAGATACGATCAGTGCCTAATGTGTCAAGGAAGGCATCTTCTTTTTCTTCCAAGGTTGCGTCGCTGTCTGGCAAATGTAGTGGTTTGTTAGCTGCTAACGACATGATTGACAACGCTGTCTTCCGCACTGACTCCTCAAGAAACATCAGACCAAGGTTGTCCTCTGTCTTGTTGAGTACATTCCACACAATCTCACGCACAAACTGAGACTTACCAAGCCCTGAACCTGCTGTGATTGTAACCAGTTCACCAGTTCGTATTCCGTATGTGAGTTTGTTCAGCCCGTCAAATGGGTAGTCACAATCAGACGGTGCGATAGGACGTAGCACTTCTTCAAGTAACGACGAACCCACAATGATCCCATCAGGTACATGCTGATCTGACTGCCACCAAAGATCACGAAACAGTGAGTCTTGTTTGGTTTTTAGATAATCACAAGCATCTTTCATCTCTGCTTTGTGCTTGAACATCTTGGCTTTCGCACCGAATAGTTCAGCCACTTGAGATGCAGCACGTTTCCCGGCTTCGTCACCATCAAAGCAAATCACAATCTCATTGAACGAATCAATCCACTCGTACTGTGCTTTCACATCTTTGACAGCAGACGTAGCACCATTGCGTATGGAAACAACAGGAAACTTTGAACCTGTCATCTGGTACGCCGCCATTGCATCGAACTCACCTTCAACAATCGTTAGGTACTTACCGCCTTTGCTGAACAGGTGTTGTCCAAATAACTGAGCTGACTTCCAATCACCGTTGATAAAAAAGTCCTTGTTTGGTGTCCGTGTCTTGGTTGCAACGACGTTACCGTTACCGTCAGTGTAGCCAAACTTGTATTCCGTACCATCAAACAAACACTTGTATGCCTTGGCTGTTTCGGAGTTGATACCCCGATCTAATATCGTTCGATACTGAGCATGGTCAAACGAGTCACGCACGTCTGTATCTAATTTCTTTGCTTCCACCTGAGTCTCCTTCGGTGTGTAGTCTTTCGACTGCGTAAATGCTTCGCAGTTAAAACAAAATGATGAGCCATCTTCGTTGTAAGACAGCGCATCACTTGAGCCGCAATCATTGCATGGTTGGTGCGTCTTTACAAAAGGCAAGTTCATTCTCCTTGTACATTTTGCTCAACATCCTGAGTGCATACGACTCTTTCTCGTCTTTGCAATAGTCAGCAAGACGGCTCAGTGTTTTCAACAATCCATGTTTGTAGATCACTTCGCACATTGCAACGCAAGCATCATGCTCTTGCATCTCCAACAACGCCTGTTCAAATTCTGCGTCGTACTCAAACATTACTTTGTCCATAACTAAATCCTCTAAAGAGATAACTAAGAATAATATTAATATTTATATGCTCAGTTAATAACTTAGTAAATATCTTAGCACAGATCGTCATCAATGTCAATGATGTCATCAATCGACATCAAGTCATGTCTCTCCAGTGCTTTGACATCTTGCTTGATTGTCCCGTAGCAATCGTTACAAAGGTCTAAAAAGTCTTCGTAAGTTGCTGATTTTCTTGTTGATTCAAAATCACTCAAGATTTTGTTACAGGCTTGACAACGCATGATTTACCCCAAGGGTTGATTATACTCCAATAGCCCGAGGGTATCACACAATGCCACTTCTTGTCAAGTCCTCCGTTTTTTATACTCACCATGCACAGGTCTCTTTCCATACTGCCTTACCCAACACTTGGCACAAAAGTATGTAGGCTTGTTACCTTCCTTTACATCTGCTTTGCTGCCGCAGAAATCACATTTGGGGGTACTCATAATTGATAATCCTCTTTGGCAACACATTGACCTGATACTAACAGTCCGTCAATAGATAAGAATTGAAACCCGTAATCACTGTTGACCACATCCTGCTGTGCAATTGTATTTACAAATTTTGCACACTCATCAAATGATTCAAAGACTTTATCTGATACAGAGGGTTCAAACCCTGTAATCACAAACACTAAAAGTATTTCACTCATTGTCTTACTCCTGCGGGTCACTGCCCGGATAATAGTAATTGTCCTGTTCCTTAATAAAATCTTCTGCGGTAGTGAACTTTAGATCGTTCATCCCTCCGTTGCCAGATTCCACACCACTATGTTCGCCTTTCTTGGGAACTTGCTTTTCCGTCCTTGGAATATACTCAAAATCCTCTTCATATATTCCACCACACATAATTACGATGCCTTCTTCCAAGGTTTGGTTATCATCCAGTGACCACATGGTATTATCCCGTGATACTCAATGTCAAACTCAGTGACAACTCGCTCACCACTCAGCAGCGTTGCCCTTCGTCTGGCTTGCGCTCGTTTCTGGTCACGCAAAGGTATGTCATACCCTCGATGACGTAAAGCCGTCAGCATTGCTTTTGTTGCCCCATACGATATACCCATCCGCATTGCCATCTCTTTGAGAGGAACTTTTTCAAGGTACAATTTGATTAAGGTATCAACTTTCTCTTGAGGCCATTGATTATAAGTAGACATTTAATAATCTCCTATTGCGGTGTCCCACTCTTTGCCGTGTAACTCCTCTTGCTTCTCTAGCTCCCGGCATAGCGCAGAGAAAGCTAAGTCCAGATACTCTGTTGCAGACTGCAAGCGTTCATCATCTTCCAACGGTGTGATGTTATGCACAGCCATCATTGCGGCCCAGACTTTATCCTTGGTGTCTTCAATCTCAATAAAGATTTTCCCATAATCACTCATAATCCATTGCCTCCGATATTGTGTTATGCCCTATGATATTAGCGGCAACACTCAGTCTCGCACGCAAGTGATCGAGCTGTCTATTCTTTTGATTAATTCTTTCAATCGCAAGATGGATCATATCGCAGTTAGTTGTTCCTTCGCTCGCTGTTGCGGCAACTTCTAACGCCTCAATTATTTCTTGATCTGTAAAGTATTTCATTTAATTCTCCAGTAGGTTGGTATTACCCTGTCAACGAACGTCGCTCACAGGGCTTTAGAATGCGTCTCAGACCTATTCTGATAGCTTCCACAGACTGACAGAGCGAGGGATACCCTGCCAGTTTCGGTCAGTAGCTTACGCTGACCTCATCAGTGTGGTGTTAATCATCTAGGCCAAACAACCAAGCCAAGAATCCTCCAAATCCCATCACCAGGGCGAACCCTGCGATTCCTGCAATTGTGAAAAACAAACCTTACATTATATTTGCACCTCCGCTAGTTCGTTCAACAGTCGGTCTTGTTTGACCAGTCCAACATGAATTTTTTTGAACTCCTCGATGATGTCCCGCAGTTCATGTATTTTATCGGTCACCTCCTGTTGTGGTGCGTCGCCATTGGCAACGTCAACCCACGCAGCCGTTAGTTCTTGTTCTAAGTCGATTAAGTCGCATAATGCGTTTTCAAAGAAATTCATTTTAACTATGCTCCAACATTTCGTTATACTGTTCGTCGATTAGGTCAAGGATTGTATCCGCGTCCCACTGTACCCCATCTGGTGTCTTAGCGGGCAAGTCTCTCAACATTTCATAGACTGCTTGCGTCTTTGTCATGTGCATATATACGACCAGTTCCACTTTGTTAAGTAACAGGTTATAAAACCCTTCGTCATTGTTTAACCACAGAGCTGTGTTCCAGTGGTCTTTTGTTTCGTATCCGTTTTTCATTGGTTGCTTCCTCCAGTGTTAGCTTCCCAAGACTCCAGAGCGAGGGAAACTCTGGAGTTTCGGCTGTTAGCTAGACAGCCTCATCAGTTGGGTTAGTTGTTCAATGGTAGACCAGTTTTGGGATCAAGTCCAAGCCTTGCCGCTTTCTTGTGGCGTAGCTTGCGGAATCCCTTCGGTGCGCTAGGTGAGATAACAACGTCCTCAACCTTTTGCAATGTTCTTGGGTTCTTGAT